CTGCCTTCTCCTCGTTTATCCATGCTTCCTGCTTGAAAGCCACTCTGCCGTCATCGAGCAGCGGACCAAGGCCAAGTGCAAGGTTCAGCGTTATCCCTTCCAAAGTGAGTGTCATCATTGCTGATATTGCATTCTTACTTCAAATCACAAAAGACGTTTCTCACTCGCGTCCACCAACGGCCCGTTTCAGACAGCCTGCGGTCAGGCCACAGCATCGACTCACCTTCCATCAGCCGCAGGGCATGGACATACGCACGCCCTCGGGAGAGCGGCAGATGCCAGCGGATGTAATCTTCGGTCCAGCCCGTGCCGCGCGCAATCACTGCCACGTATTGCGCCTCCGACACGGGCAGGGCTAGTTTCCCAAGCCGCCTCGCTCAGATGGTTCGGGCACGGCCTTGTTGATGCCGGCCTCATTGAAGATTTGCAGGGCCAGATTTACGGCAGCGACGTGCTTCGCTCGCGGCACATTCACGTCACCCCAAGCCTCGATAGTTTCCAGGAACAGAGGTAGATCAGCCCTTACCATGCGCCAGTCGGCAGGCTCGTGGCTGCACAACCAAAGAATCTTGATCGCGTCCGCCAGGAAGGTGGTGAGCTGTTCCAAGGTTTTGGACAGCGGCAGCGCCCCATCGGCAGCACGCAGCTTGTAGAACAATGCCTCGCGTCCTGAACTGTAACCATGAAGCGTCACGGGCTGGAAGCGGCGATTCTGCTCAATCCACACAGGCCAGGTGTGCTCGGCATCAAAGGCGTTTTCTCGCTCCGTTTGAGCTGCGTTGAGAACTGCCTCAGGAACCGCATCACGATGAACCTTGCGTGCGGTTTTCTTGGTCGGTTCGGGATCGAGCCGGAGTTTGGGTGATGATGCTTTCATGCGATTCGGAAATGGCGTTGCACCCGGTCGAGCATGTCATCGCTCGCCTGCTCTGAAATAAAGGCGGAGCGCAAAGAGCGCGGCTTGCGCAGCAGCACTCGACGGCCTGTGGCGTGGAGATGCCGGAGGATTTGATCATGCACACATCGGGCGTTGTAGGCGCTGACCAGCGGATGCTGAGGTTCGCCTTGTTCCAGGCTGCCGTCGCGAAGTTGCTGGATGAGCGCTTGAGCATCATGCCGCATCCATTCACCGCTCGGAGCCTTCACCGAATGCCCGAAGCGTGGCAGCCGGAACAGTCCGTTCTCATGCTCAATCATGGGGATGCCAATCACCCCTAGCGCTGCAACAAGCCCAGCATCGGTGGTTTCGATCAGCTCTTCCGCATCGCGCAAGCTGGGCAGTTCATCGCCTTCCGTGTAGATCGTGGCGTGGTCATCACCCGCCGACGTGAGCCGGATGCGATCTTCGTTGCGCAACGAAGATGCGATCATGTTGGCGTTATGACAGGCGCGCAGACCGCACAGAAAGGGATGCAGAGGATCTGCCTGCTCCAAACTGCCTGAATGCCAGTCGTTGTTCAGGCCATCCGTAGTCATAGAGTTCCAGAGCGACTGAAGGCCGACATAAAACGTGGTCACTTCTTCGCCAGTGCGCTCATCGAGAACCACATCCGTGCGGATCGGAAACCCCAGGGCTCCCAGGCAGGACGCCAGGCTCAGGCTGTGAGTGGGCCACCAGCCTTCGATCATGGCGCAATGCCTGGGAACATTTCAGCGGTGAAGCTGACCTGGGGTTCATCCGTGTCGCTCAGTTCGCGTGTCGGGTCCTTGTAGATGATCTTGCCTTCGGTGGGCGAGAACCCGTGGACTGAGCTTTGGAAATTGGCGAGCGCGGTGATCGCCGTGCCTGGATGATGATCGGCGAAGCCAGTCGCGGTGTTGCCGACAATGATGCCCGAGAACTCAAAGGTGATGCGCGGGTTCTCGGCACGGACGTAGGACACCATGCGCTGGCTGTTCTTGCGCTCCACATACTCGCGGGTCGGTTTGATGGAGAGCTTGGTCACCAGCACGCCCGTCTCGTCGCTGAGATCGTAGGTCGGACGTGCTCCGTGTTCGATGATGGCTTGCACTGGCATGGCTGTGCTCAGGCGGCGGATGTCAATTCAGCGGACTGCGCGCTGATGGAAAATCGTGTGGTGTGGCTGCGAGTTCGGTCCTCGCGGTTTAACTCGCTCTCGCTGCGGGTGATTCGCAGGCGGCGGATGTCCCAACCCGTGCGATCAGCTTCCGGCAGCGTGGCAAGCCAAGCGAACAAAGCTCCACGATTGGTCAGCGCCGATCGCAGTGAAGCAATCCACACCGCCTCTGTCAGCACCGGGGTTTCATCGGCATGGGTGTGCAGGACCATGATGCCATTGGCCTCGATCAACCTGGTGTGCGGAAACTCCAACGTGTCGATGTGGCAGAAAACGCAGGGCCTCTGCCGTGCGGTCATCTCCAAACCGATGCCGATGCTCAGAGTGGCCGGCAGTCCGTTCTGCTGCCTGACATGCGTGAGGTAATCGGCGAGCAGCTTGGCGAGACGGTATTCGAGCGAGGGTTGATCATTCACGCTCTACTTGCCCTGTCGAAACGCACGGGCGGCCATTGCCTTGAGTTTTTCGGCCATGGCATGTTGAAGTCTTGTTCGAGCCCGGCGTTCAGCCTGGCGAAGCTGGGCATCGTTGCAGGCTTCGGCAGCATAGCTCACCTGGTTCTGAAGCTCGATATTGGCTCCTTTATCGCCCCGCTTCACCATGGCCGTTCCCTTCGAGCTTTTGTGGGCTCCCGTGTTCGCCCACCGGGGAATGCCGCGCACGGTGCCACCGAGTGTTTTGGCCGCCGCGATCCAGCCCGCTTTCACCGCACCGATCTGCCGCTGCACTTTGGTGATGTAGCGATCCAGAGCTTCTCCCTTGGAAATCACAGCCAGCGTTTTGGCACTGTCAGGCACACGGCCATAGCGAGCCGTGCGGGCGTTCTTGTGGAGATCCGGGCGGACGGCACCGATGGGAATGCCAGCCTTGGCGCACAGTTTGCGGAGGATGCGACGAGCCTTCTCTGGTTCGCCGTTCTTGTCGGCACGCCAGTATTCACGAGCGAGTGCAGGATCAGCGGCTTCGAGCTGCTTGAAGGCTGTGCCGAGGTTGTCAGCACGTTTAAAGATACGGTTGATGTCCGCTTTGATGCGAGCCGCGAGTTTCTTGAAGGGCTTGTCCGTCAGGCCAAACGGCAGCGTGATCCGAGCGCTCTCCACGGCAAGCGTGCGGACTTCCTGGATGAGCAGCTTGTCCATGGGGCGCTGCACTTCCTTGGGGAAAAGAGCGATCTGCTTCTTGATCGGGTCGAGACCCGTGACTTTGCCAGTGACGCGCATCTCAGGGATCAACGGGACCGAGTTCCAAAGTGACGATGGCGTGAGGCGGACGGTTCATCACAGCTTTGATGCGGTAGTCCTTGTTCTCCCAGCGCACGATCTGGCCGCTGTGCGGAATGTCCGGGATGGAAGTGCGCAGCACCTTGGCATTGAAGCGCACTTCATCGACTTCACCGCCCAGCATGAGTTCACCCGAAAGCATGGGTTCGGAGATCAGCGCCAGCGTGGGCTGCCCCTGGTAGAAAATGACTTTGCCGAAGTCCTGGAGGATTTCAGAAAAGTCGGCGGCGATTTCGTCATGAATGGTCATGCCATGCGTGTCTCGTCAAAACGAAGCAGCCCTCCCCGCACAAGGCGAAGAGGGCTGCACCCGAACCCGAGACCCACGCCCCGAGAATTTTAAAACACCAGCGCCATGGTGAGCGACTTGGCGGTGTTGTTGCCCCCGGCAGCATCCACGGCGACCTTGGCCCGAATGTATTGCCGCACATCGGATGGCAGGCGCACTTTGCGAATGGCAGCGGCAGCACCGGCTCCACCCACGCCCGTGACTTCCATGGTGGCCAGGGCAGCGATGGTGGCGAAGGTGATGCCGTCTTCCGAGTCCTCCAGTGTGATCGTGGCCTTCTTCGTGTCAGCTAGTGAAGGCAGGGCCGGAAGCGCGAGTTCCACCTCGAAGTGGCACTCGTGCGGAGGCTTCTGGATCAGGTTGAACGGATCAGTGGTTGCTGTGGTAGCAGCGGCAGGTAGGGCCACCGTGCGGATGAGTTCAGCGTCTTTGAGAGCGTGCATAAGGATGATGAATGATGAGGGTTGCTTTGATCACGTCTCGTCGTTGGCGATGGAGGCCGTGCGGATGATCGGGATGCCTTCCCATTCGGTGGGCAGTGGCGCGGGCGTGCCGTTGGCGGTGGTGGCCGTGCGGCTGTTGCGCAACTGTTCGCGGGAGCGCCCGTTCATGAGGATGTGAGTCGGCTCGAAGCCGAAGTCGGTGAACTTCTCGTAGGCCGAGTAGAGCAGCGCGTCGTTGAGGCTCTTTTTGCCGCTGCCGGACTCTTCCACGTTCTTGATGCGCACCGCACAGTTGCGGTTGGCCAGGCGCATCCCGATGCGGCCTGTCATCCAGTTGGTGTAGGCCTTGTAGGGGTTGCCTTCGGCATCATAGACCGTTTCCAGATCCCAGGTGTCTTGGAGGCGGATGGACTGTGCGTTGCCGAACAGGAACTCCACACACTCACGGCCCAGGCGCAGGAACCAGACCGAGGATTTGGAAGCCGCACCACCAGCATCCACCAGGTGCGCGGCATCGGCTTTGATTTGCGCGAGAAGACCTGGGAAGCCTTTGCTGTCGTTACCCGTGCCATAGTAGAACTGCGAGCCGATGTATTGCATGGCCGCTTCGATCACACCTGAGGCATGGTTTTCGAGCAAGCGGCCAGGATCGCGGGCACCATCCACGATCTGCGCATCCACAGCGATCTGGTGATCGAGGATGTGCGTTTGGAAGGTGCGTGTTTCGTAGCTGGACTTGCTGCGAGGCACGCCCTCGTTGGCGTTGCGGAAACGCACGGAAGGCAGGCCGGTGCGGACGGTCAGTTCCATCGTGGTGCCGGTCATGGTGTCGGCGGGCACGACGGTGAGTTCAGGAGCCATTTTCACGGCTTCCTCAATGAGCGGGTAGCCGATGCCGGCGTCCAGCTTGGCGATGTCGAGAAGAGTTGGGACAGACATGGAGGTCTAGGAGTTGGGGGGTGTGTGAGTGGGATGGATCAGGCTTTGGTGAACTGGCGGTTCCAGACCTCGGCAGCGGTGGTGGGCGCTTTGTCCCCGGCGGGTGTGATCTTGGCGGGCACCTGCGTGCCCATTTCAGCGGCGATCTGCGCGGCTTTGGCAGCGGCACGCTTGTCGAGATCCTGCTCGCGGGCAGTGAGGTCACGCACCTGCGTTTCGAGTTCGCCCGCACGCTTGCTGTGACGCTCCACATCACCCTGAACAGCGATGAGTTGACCTTTGAGTGTGTCACGCTCCGTGCAGACCTGCTGCAAGGCTGTTTGATGAGCCTGCTCTTTGGCGGTGAGGCTGGCTTTAAAAGTTTCGACTTGGGCGGAGGCGTCGGCCATCAAGCTCTCCCGAGCTTTGGCATCGGCTTCCAAGGTTTGAATGCGAGCAAGCGCATCAGTGAGTTGTTCTTCGGCGGTTTTCATAGAGGTGGATGTCCGGGAAGACGTGTCAACTCGGGCGGCGATGGAGCGCAGACGTGCCAGCGCCTCATCACGATGGCGGACTGTGCCAGCCAGGTTGAAGCGCTGAGCCTTGCGGGCGCTAAAGCTCTGCCCTTCCATCGCTTCGTCCGGGATCTTGCGGCCACGCGCGAGCACGGCGGTTTTGAAGTCGGCGGCGACTTCTTCGATGTCGGACTGGATCAACGCACGCTGCTCTTCACTCAGCGATACACCCGGTGTGCCCATGCCCTTGAACTTGCCTGCGGCGAACACTTCTACTTTTAATCCCTGGCTGCGGAACTTTTCGGCGCTGTCGATGAATGGCAGCATCACGCCGATGGAGCCGACACGGGCGCTGGGTGTGGCATAGACGGCGTCGCATTGAGACGCGATCCAGTAGGCGGCACTGCACATCTGGCCTGCACTGAAAGCGTGAATGGATTTGAGCTTGGCGGCATCCGCCACGGCCTGAGCCAGCTCGGGCGTTCCATTGACCGTTCCGCCCGGTGAGTCGATGTCCAGCAGGATGGATTTCACTGCATCTTGAGCGACCGCTTCTTGAATCGCTTCCGCCACCTGGTTCATGTCGGTCGCACCGAAGAGCAGCGAGGAAATCAGATCGGGGTCGCGCATCAGCGGGCCGTGGATGCGGATGATGCCAACGCCATCCTCCACAGATAGCAGTGGGTTCGAGGAAGGCTTAGGTAGCGTCAGACGCGCATCGAAGAACGCCACGGCTTGAGCCGCCATGCTGTGCATGGCCTCGGAGGTGATGAGCCAGGGTTGGCGGGAGAGAAGCGAATCGAGCGCGGTCACGCCCCGCTTGGAGTGTCAACGGCAGCAGCTGGCAGGGCAGGCACGGCAGAGCCGCCGCTTGGCTTCCAGAGCATGTCGAGAGGCACGCCGTATTTGGTGGCGGTTTCGAGGATCATCTTGGCATCACGCGCACGCCGTTCCAGCTCCTCGCCGAAGTCAGCCCCCAGTTCCTCGTAATGATCGCTGATGGTTTTGAGCCCCATCTCCACATCAGAACGGTTCTGCTGCGCCTCACGACCTGCATCGACACTGAGCTTGCGCGGACACACGCAGCTAATTTTCCACCATCCCTGGACAGACGGCAGTTCGCCACGAGCAATCGCATCACCGATCACATAGAACCACACAGGTTTGATCAGGCGTTGGATGAGGATCATCTGACGGTAAGAGAACCGTCGATCTGCCTTGGCCACGACCAATCGAACGCCTGCTCCTCCGACCTTGGACGAGTCTGCCGCGAATTCATACGGCAGCACGCCAAGCGCGGAGTCACGACGCAGATGCTCCAGGAACCCGGTGAACGTTGGACTGGGCCGTTTCGGCTCGAACGAGTCGAGCGATTCGTTGGGCTTGAGGGCGACCAGTTTTCCTCCTGTGATCTGCTGAAGTGAGGCCGGGCTGCTGGCTTCACTGGTTGTTACCTGATCACCTTCAATCGCAAAATCGGAATCATCCTCCAGATCACCGGACTCCGTCTTCAGCACGCGGGTGACGTCGCAGTTGTCCTTCACGGCGTGCTTTTCCAAAGCGATCAGCTCCATCTCGTCGATGATGTGATTGATGGAATGCTGGATCGTCGGGGCGTTGCGAACGCTCGTGGCGTTCTCCGGCTCAAACACATGCAGCACGCTTTGGGCAGGTAGTTCACGCGCGCCTTTGTCTTCGATCACGCGATACGAAACCGGCGCTCCCCAGGCATCCAGGGTGATGCCGTGATAGCTTTTGGCGGTCGTGTTGCCATCACCGATGCGGTGGGACTCGATCAACTGAAGCGCGGCTAGCCCAAGCCGACTGCGGGTGAGATGAATGAAGTATTCACCGTCCACATCCATGCCGCGACACACCAACGACTGCACTTCCTCGAAGCTGAATCTGCCGGTGACTTCGCATCGGGCTGACCAGCTTCTGAAATAGGCCTCGGCTTTGCGGTTCCATTCCGGGTCATCTGACTGTGCCTGCGGGCGAATACCATCTCCCGTGGAATAGATCGCCATGTTGCTGACCATCTCACGCACGAAGCCGGAGTTCTTGGCCAGGTAACGCGAGCGCTTCACCAACTCACGATGAACATGAGGCGTGAGATCCTGCCTGGCATCACGCGGGGAGGCACCAGGCACCTGACCTCGGCGCGGCGAAGGGTTGGCGGATTCGTAGATCGAGCTGACGGCCTTGGGCTTGAACCAGCCGTTCACCCATTGGAGAATTGGATTCATGGGGCGATGCGGCGGATGTGGGAGGTGGTGATCCGGCGGCGACGTCCATAGGTGTCGGGAGCCAGAACGCGCAGCGCATGGGCGCATTCATCGAGCGTCTCCTTCACGGTCATCGGGAACTGCTTCGAGGCGTTGGAGCCGCTGTCGCCCCAGCTCATGAGGGTCTTGCCCTCCAACAGCATCTGCTTGGCTTTCGCCTGGATGTTGAGAATTTCTGCGACCGTGAAGCCGACGGTGAACAAACCTTGCGCCATGCTCGGGCGTGAGCTGTCAACGAGTCGTGGGCTCCTTCAGGTCACGTTTGATCTCATCCACGGTGAGCCGGATGTAGTTCACGTCCGTCTTTACCACATCCGTGCTGCGTTCCAGGAGGTTAATTTTCGCTTCGTGGGATTCGAGGCGTTGGCGGTCCTCGTTGCGCAACAGTTCCAGGTGGCGAAGCGTGCTGGTATGAACGCCCCAGGCAGTGGCACCAGCGATGACCAGTGACAGGATCTGCACGACATGCCCAAGGCTGATGGTGGAATCATAACGTGGCTGAGTCATAGGCTGATGAGCTTGAGCATGGAGGCGGGAGTGATGAACCCAAGGGTGACGAGGCTGCCGCTTCCCTTCAGCGGACGGATGCGTGCCGTGATCCAGTCGCCTTCGCGTTCCTTGGCATCGGAGCTTGGATCGAGTGATGTGTTGCCCTCGATGGTGGACATGCTGACGCCGCGCACGGCTGTCACGATGCCAGCATGGCCGTTGCTAGTGCTGCCATGGCGTGCCAGCCAGATGGCACCAGGAGCAGCGGTTGGTGAAAGCAGACGCAGCTTGCCGAAGTTGCCCGCGCTGGTGACGCAGTGCGGCGTCATCGTTGCCTGCCAACGTTTGATCTGCTCCGGTGTGGCAGACAGCGAACGCAGCGCGGCAATCACCATGCCTTCACAGAACGCGGCGCAATACGCCCAGCCAGGTTCCCATGGCGAGGAGCGCATGAGCGAGCGCAGTTCCTCGACGAGAGCGCGATCAGGTCCAGCCGTGCTAGGGTTGTCCCAGTCGGCATTGGGTTTTACCTCGCGCAGGCCAATGAAGCGGCCCGCCTGTCGCATGACCGCGGTTGCCAGAGAGTCGGAGGTCATTTCTTCCTCCAGTTGATGCGCAGACGACCATAGGCGGCGGTGGCGAGACCACCGAACTCGGCAATGGTGTCCCAGTTAGCGGCGGCAATGGCCACCATGCCCTGAGCTTCCTCGGTGGGGAGATGCAGACCAAAGAGACGGCCAAGAGCACCGACCGCAGAAATGACGATGCCCGCGTAAGTGAGCTTGCCCTGAAGAGTTTGAGTGGGGTTCATGCCCCGTGGGGCCGTGTCAATCTGCAGCGGGTTCGTCGTCCTCTGCTTTGATCTCTGCATCCACCTTCACCGACTCCTGACCCACCAGTTTGAGCATCACCGCTGCGGCCACCTGCATGGCTTCACAATCCCAGTAATGATTGGCCCGCTTGCCGATGCGTTCCCACAACCACTTGCCGCCTTTGCGCACACGCTGCTCGCTCTCCATCTGCGTGAGATAGTCGTCTCCGGCGTCCTCGGCGATTTCCCAGGTGGGGCCATGCTCTGGGTCCTGATTGCGGCGCAGTCGCGCGAGCATGTCTTTGATGTTGAGATTCGACCAGTAGAACACCGAGCAAGTCTGGCCACGCCCCAACACGACCTTGCGTCGCGGCGAGTAGAACCGATGCACGCTCCTACCTTCCTTGGTGCGGTGAACATAGGTGGCACGGCGGTCGCCCATGAGAGCCACCCAGCCGTGCTTGGCGCATTCGCGATACACGTCATAGGTGGCGTGGCCGGCATCGACGAACACCAGGTTGGAGTGAATGGTGAAGCGTTCCTGCAAGCTGAGCACTTCGTCCCAGGTGGGCACGCGCTCGCGCCACACCAGACGCGAAGAACCTTCCAACGACCAGCCACGCACGATCACGAAGAAGTGATCCATCTGGCAATCCACCGTCATGAATCGAAGCGGAGCGGCCACTTGCTCAGGATCGAAAGGAGGCGTGAGGAACTTGCCCTGCCGGTTCACCGCTGCCTCGTCGTCCCAGGTTTCACCAAGGCGATAGCCGCTGGGCGTGATCTCGAGTTTGAAGTCTTCCAGGTAGTCGCGCCACGGCAGAGCAAGTCGCTTCTGGTAGAACTGCCGCAGCGGTTCCAGATCACCACGTTTTGCCACAGCCTTCGCCCGCAGATACAGCTCAGCGAGACGACCCCAGCTCATGGCGCAGAGCGCGTTCCAATGAAACCCCACGTTTTCGGTCGAGGCATTCAAGTTGGTGGCGACATAGCGCCCCGAGGTGTTGAGCAGGCGCCGGGTGCGGTCGCTGTCTTCAAAGGTGTGATTGCAGCCTTCACAGGTGAGCGAGGCCGTTTCGCGAACACGGGCAAAGTTCCATTCACCATCGTCATCGCGTGCGTCCTTGCTCCACTCGACATTGTCCCACTTGAAGGGCTGCCGCAGTCCGCAGTGAGGGCACTCAAAAGTCCACTCACGCATGTCCGTAGTTTCAAACTTGCGGTGCGTGTCGTCGTTCTCTTCCCCACCCTGGGACATGAAGAGGCACTTGCCGAGCCAGCCGAAGGCGGTGACACGGGCTTCCGCTTCCGCCATGTGCCCAACGGGCCAGCGCCATGTCTCATCACCGATCAACCAGCGGATGGAGCGGCGTTGCAGGTTGGTCTTGTTGTGGGCACCGAGCACCCAGAGCGTCATGCCATTGGAAAAATGCTTGGTGCTCGTCTTGAGCTTGTGCCGGTCACGCGGATAGAGCGCCTGCACAGCGGGGCATTCATCGAAGATGCGTCCAAGCCTGCTTTCGGCCTGGTCCTTGGCGTCATCATCGGTTTGATCGAGCCACAGTGCAGGGCCTGGTAAATTGGCAATGATGTAGCAGAGGCCGATCTCACCAATCGTGGTCTTGGAGGACTGGATCGCTGCCAGGATGGAAACGATGCGAACCTTGGGATCAACGAGCGCTTCGAGCGGTTCCTTGAGCCAGGGCGAGTTGTCCGCACGGAACCGGCCAGGCACCGGCGAGTAGGGGATCGAGTGAATGTGCTCTTCCGCCCAGGCCCAGGGTGGACGGCGATCCGGAGGCTGCCAGATCCGGCAACCGATGTCGCTCAGTGTCTCAACCATGTCCTTGATTGAGCAGAGTCAGCACTTCGTCGATGGCCTTGCGGTTCTCCTCCTGGATGCCGGTGGCATCGAGACCAGAGAGGATCGGCGGCAGCTCGTTCTCGAACTTGTTGCGCAACAGGCTGGTGACCCGTCCAGCCACGCGCGTCCATTCGAGGCTCACTTCCTCCATGGAAACATAGAGCCCCTTTTTGAGGGCGACTTTGAGTTCACGATCCTCCACCTCCGCGAGGAGCTTGCGTGCGCGCAGGGCTGTTTCTTCATCCGTGGAGGGAGCCGCGCCTTTCAAATCATGCCGCCGCATGAATTCACGCCAGGCAGCGACATCGTGCAAACCATTGGCCGCTGGAGTTGGCGCATCCTTCCGCTTCTTCCAGGCAGTGACCGACTGACGGGTGACTCCGAGTATGTCAGCGAGATCAATGAAGTTCCTCGCGAAGGCCGGTCCCACCTTGTCACCGCCCACGGTATTGCTGGCCACGTTTTGGAGCATGGCCCGCTCCGCCCGAGTCAGCTTCCCGCCCTTGTGAACACGTTGAACGAGATTGGCGAGATCCTTGTTGAGGAGCTTACGGGCGAGATCGGGCGGCAGAGAAGATTCCATGACTCCGCTGGCTGCGGAGTCAACGTCACTTCATCGCCAGCAGCTTCATCAATGCCACCACTGCATAGCCGCGTGGTGTGGCACGTTCCTGTTCCCAGTTCTCCAGCGTGCGCTTGCTGATGCCCAGAAACTCCGCCGCATCGCGCTGGCTGAATGCCTTCTTCTCTCGCCACGCCTGAAGCGCGCGGGCGAATTTACGGGGAGTCACCCCTTTGGGAAGTTTCATGGCAGCCATACGCAAGTCACGCATAGCCACGGTTTGACGTCAACCGCGTTGACACTCCTGCCGGATCGTGAGCATTCCCATTTACTGCGCCCACACGCGGCTGATCGATCCCAACACGCTGAAGCCCAATCCAGCGAACCCAAACCGGCACAGTGCGCATCAGATCGCGTTGCTGGCCTCCATCATTCAGGAGCAGGGCTGGCGGAACTCGATCACCCTCTCCAAACGCAGCGGCATGATCGTGCGCGGTCATGGCCGGCTGGAGGTCGCACTACTGATCGGCTGTGAATCCGTGCCGGTGGATGAGCAGGACTATGCCAGCGAAGCCGAGGAACTCGCGGACCTGCT